GTGGACTGCATCTGCCCATCCTTCAATAGAATCGTTGATTAAATAGCGTTTTTCGCGTGTTGGAATTTTGATTTCAGGCAACTTGTCAACGTGATGGCTTTGTACCGAAAATCCAACGCCACAACCACTAAGAAGTAAAAACATTGCTTCACTGAAGCTTCGAAAATCATCAACAGGTAAGAAACTACAGTTAAACATTCTTGCGTTGTTAATTTCAGCAGGCTTTCCAGCAAACTGTAAGCTTCTCATTGAAGGAAGAACCTTTTTTGCGTAAACCATTTTGTAGACTTCTTCAATTTCGTCTTTCAATTGAGGAAATTTCTGCAAATGCATTGCTTTGTTTCGATCTACTATTTCTTCCCAAGTTTCACGACGAGACTTTTCAGGAATGTGACGAGCATACTTCATGTATGTAGTAATGTCCGATAATATACTTTGTGATGTGTTCATAATCTTATTTTTGGGTCTATAAATATCCTTGAATTAAATTGAATTTGAGAAACTTGAAAATTTATTTCTAAGTTTTGTAATATCTGAATTGTCCCAGTTGTCTGAATTTGTAGGTTGACTAAAAGTTTTAGTAGAAGAAAGATCTACACCTTCATTATTATCATCTAAATCAACGTGACCAGTAGTTGTGTCTACTTTTGCATTGTAAGTAAGACCATCCATACCATAACGATTTTTCATTACGTGTAATCTTCCTGTTCCATTTACTTTGTCTTCTTTTTTTCTTGACAAAGACAAACAAAAATCTGAAATCATGATTTTATCATAGCTGCCTGCTGCTTTATCACCTTGAATAATGTCGTCTTGTGCTCCAGCTCTGTTTACTTGACTTACACTCCAAATAGGAATATTTAAGTCTCTTGCTAAACCTTTTGTAGCAACATAAACATCATCAATTTCATCTTTTCTGTCAACACTTCTTTTTGGAGATCTTAACAAATCAACATAATCAATAATAACCAAATCAGGATCAATGTCCATGTCTTTAAGTTTTTGAATATGAGATTCTAAGGTTTGAATAGTTGCTTTTCCCATACTAAATTCTTTTACAACTAATTTACCCTCTAACTTGTTAATTTCAGTTTCAATTTTTTTCCTGTGTAAGTGAATTAAATTTACAGGTTCATTAGCAAAAAAAGCGTCAAATCGTTTACCTACATAAACTTCACCTAATTCTAATGTGTAATAAACAACATTAAATCCCATTTTTACAGCATGTCCTGCTAAAGCAACCATCATCCAACTTTTTCCACCACCAGGATTACCAAATACTAGACCTAAATCTCCCCCTCCTAAACCTCCCATAAGAAGTTTATTGATGTCTTTCCAAGGTGTAGGAACGATTTGTCTAGCATCTGGTCTGTATCTGGATTCTACATCTTTACTGTATTCGTGACCGATGTTTTTATCCATTCCTGCTTTTAAAGCACTGTCAATTAAAGATCTAATATCATCATACATTCCTGAATTTAAAAGATCTACACTAGTAAGCAATGCTTTTTTAAGTTGTTGGTTTTTACAAAAGTTACTGAATTCTTCTCTTACATATTCAGCATCACTGTTTTCTATTCTGTAAGACTCTCGAAGTTGTTCAATGACGTTAGTTTTTAACAAGTCATTATCTAATTTTTTAACTTCAATTTGTAAAGCTTCTAAAGTAGGACTTGTATGATACTGGTCAAAATACTTTAAAGTTCTTGTTACAATCCATTGTAAAGATGAATTATCAAAGTATTCTTCTTGAACTGTATCTCTAATATTTAGTAAGAACTCTTTATTTGTCAAGAGCTGATTAATTACCTTGAGTTGGAAAGGTAACCCGTATTGCGATAACTTATTAAATGAAACCATAACTTTTTTATATTATAATAATTTATTTTTTAGAAACCATAAGATGAGTAAAAACATTTACTAACCAGTTTTCTACATTTGGAATACTATTACCCAATAAATCTTGTTGGTACATAGTAAGAAACTTACTTTTATCCATAGTACTTTTAGGTTGAGAAATTAAATCTTCTAATTCTAAAATCATCATACTAGACAAATTAGGATTGTGTAAGTTCATCAATTTTTCATTAATTTTTAATTGATGTTGAAACATACTAACACTTTCATACATAGTTCCTTTAGTAGTATTACTTTTTTCTAAAATGTCTTTTAGACTAACTACAGTAGATTCTTGTAATTCTGGAAAGTTTTTAATAAGTTTCTTAGGGCCTAATTTAGGAACACCAGGAATATTATCACTTGAGTCACCTAATAAGATTTTTACTTGAAGATAGTTTTGAGGTAGAACACCATATTCTTCTTTTACTTTGTTAGGATCATAAAACTTCTTTTTAGTAGGTGAGTAAACTGTAATTTTTGGACTTACTAACTGTAAAAAGTCTTGATCTGAAGACATAATTACTACATCGTGAGTAGGTGCAAATTTCGTGGCAAGATAAGCCATTGTATCGTCTGCTTCTGCTCTATCAATAGCACACATGTCTAAAGGAAGACATTGTAAATATTCCACGAGTCTTAACAACTGATTTTCTATTGATTCTGACTCATCTTCTTGACTTGAAAATCCATCAAAGTTGGTAATTCGTTTTAGTTTACGGGTTCCTTTATAATTAGGATACAAGTTTTTCTTGTTGAGAGTTGAACCTTCACCTTCAAACGCAATAATAACTCTTGTAGGATTAGTGTGTTTTATAGCGTAACCTACTGATTTTAAGAAACCAGTAAGACCTCCAATGTGGTTGCCTTTAGGATTTATGTGATTAATAATAGCAAATGAACGTAAAAACGTATTCATTGCATCAATAATAAGTACCTTAGATTGCAAAACAGGACTGTTGCCCTGTCTTGCTTTACTAAGTTTATCTATTATCGCTTGAAAATCTGGATCGATATTATTCTCCATCGTTTACGGCTAAAATACCATTTTTACTTTCATCCCACTCAGATAAGTCTTCTTTAATTTCAAAGTCACCAGCTCCCAATATTGTTAGCCACTCGTCTTTGTGTTCTTTTTTGTATTGATCTATTGCCTTTGGATCATCATCAATAAAACCATGTACTGTTACTACAGTTGTTCCTTTAGTAGTTACACCAGTAACGTGATTTTTATCACACATAATACGAGTACGTTTAGCAAACTCAACGTCTTTACCATTTTTAGTAGCTTTCAATTTGCTTGTTCCACTGTTTGTAACGTTTCCAAATGTTACAATCAAACTTGCGTCAAAAAACATTGTATCACCACCCTTATTTCTCATACGAGGTTGAGACATTGGTGTTTCTGCTGGTGATACCCATATTTTATTTACTACTACCATTGTATTTGTGTATGGTGTATTAGATTTTCTTGACAAAATGATTTTTTGGTTAATAAAGTTACCAAACTGTTGACTCATTGCACCAGCATTCCACTGAGGATTATTTGAGTTTTTTTCAATACTCATTGAACAAGGTATTGAACCAACTGAGTCCCACAAAAATAATAAATCGTGTGGTAATCTTCCTTTGGCCTGTTCATCCAACAAATCAGCAATAAAACTAGCTACATCTTCAATAGTATTGAGTGAACTTCTGTCTACATAAATAAAATTACCTGTGTAATCTATTATTTCTCCAGTTTCTTCATCTACTACTTCTTCCATTTGAAAGCCCATTTGACGAGCATGATCCCAGTTCCATTTCATTTCAGTAACAATGAATACAGGTAATACTCCCATTTTTTGGGCTGATACAGCGGCTTCAATCAAAGCTGTAGTTTTACCAGTATCACTATGACCACGTAACAAAGTTATGTGGCCCATAGGAATACCTGGCAATGAAAGAACGTCTTGAAATGCTGCTGAAAGTGGAATCCAACGTTGATCTTTAAATGTTACTTGATTGTTACTCAAGTTTTTTGATTTTTTAAACGATTCAAGGTTAAAGTTACCTTTGACAGCACCAGAAATAGCTTCTGTTAGTTTTTTCTTGGCCATTTTTTACAGATTAGAAAGGTAAATCGTCATCATCATCGAATTTAGACGGAGCTTTAGCATCAGTAAACAAAGCATCAAACTCATCCTCATCAAATGAAGACTTTTTCTTAGTAGTAGGAGTTGCGTAATTTGTAGCTACTGAGGTTGTTGGTTGTTCAACTTCTTCAGTTTCTGATTCTTCACCTTCTGCTTCAGGATTCAACCAAGTCAACAAAATGTTTTTCATTTCATCATACTCATACTTTTTGTAAAGAGTCAAAATTTCAGGCTGTTCACTCAACCACATTTTGGCTTGGGCACTGTTATCACTCAAAGGAGTAATTTTAGTACGAGGACGTACTGTTGACTTATTGTACTTAGTACCAGTTACTTCAGGTCCTACAGTTTCAATAGTCAAATCACGACCTTCGTAAATGTCAGAAAAGTCTCCGATGTCTTCATCGGTAACCATACTTAACAATTCAAGATAAGTTTCCTTACCGAATTCCCACAAACGAACACCTTTTTCTTCTTCACCCCTAACAATAACAGGAGCAAATACTCTCATTTTTGGTTCAATTTTCTTAGCCAATTGCCAATTTTCTTTGTCTGATGACTTACGAAGTTGACTTGCAAATTCTACAATAGGATCTTTATCACCAAAGTTAGTCAAAGCAATCATTGAACGATTAGCTACACCATAGTGAAAATAAACCTCTTTAAAAGGATTTGACTTGTCAAACTTACTAGGAACTACACGAATAATTTGTTTACCTACAACAGGTTTCCAAAAGTTTTTAGCTCTTTCTTCTTTGTTTTGAGAGCCCCCTTTCTTATTTTGAAGGGAATTCAAGCGATTTTTGATTTGATTAATATCCATAACAATTTTATTATTTCTCTACTAATATAACAAATAAAAGACTAAAAGCCAATTATATATTAATG